ATGATTATCTGCTGGGTGTGGAGATCATGTCGAAGGGCCGGAAGAAGGACTTCACGAAGGCGCAGAAGGAGTCTCTTGCTGCCCTTCAGGAGGCGTGCGGGGTGGCCGCGAAGTGGCCGGTTGACAAGAGGACCGCCACGGTCCGTCACCCGAGGCACAAGGATTGGACCGAGCGGAAGATCGACATCCTTTACACGAACGATGAAGTGAACGGTTGGATGGGGTAGCCTGTTCCCGTCAGTCACTACTGTCACGGGAGCAGCATGAGCCTGTCTGCGCGTATCGCTAGTTTCGAGCCCGCTGTGGTCGGCGGGAAGTGCCGGGTGTGTGAGACGATCAAGGGCCTGCCGGAGGATGAGCGGGCTGCCCTTCAGGGGGCGCTTGAGGATAAGCGGATTAGTAACTCTGCCCTGTCGAATATCCTGAAGGCTGAGGGGTATGAGATTGGTGAGTCAACTGTTCGCCGCCATCGTCGGGCTGAATGTAAGCGGATCCTGTGAGTATCAAGGGCAGGGTCACCGAGGAAGGTATTCAGCAGGCCGCTGAGATTGAGGACCTTCGTGGGGCCCTGTTGCGGGCTCAGCGGGATCTGTTGAAGGCTAAGGGCCGTTCGGAGCATTTGACCGAGGTCGTTATAGAGGCCGCTAGGGACGCTGTTTTGGCGCACCCTATCCAAGTACCATCTCCGGCTAAGGATGCGCGTAAGGGCCGTTCTGAGGCCGCTGTGTGGCATTTGACGGACTGGCAGGGCGCTAAGAAAACCACGTCGTATAACACGGATGTTATGCGGGAGCGTGTCCACAGGTTTGTGGATAAGGCTGAGAAGATAACGAACCTGCAACGGGCCAGCCACCCGGTGAAGGAGTGCCACATCCTTCTCGGTGGGGACATGATCGAGGGCCTGTTCAACTTCCCGACCCAGCCGTTCGAGATCGACGCCACCCTGTTTGAGCAGTTCGTCACCGTGTCTAACCTTCTAGTTGAGGTTACGGTTCGGGCCGCTGGGATCTACGAGAAAGTCACCGTCGTCGCCGAGTGGGGCAACCACGGCAGGCTCGGATCGAAGAGGGCCGCTATCCCCCGCTCGGATAACGCTGACCGGATGACGTACGAACTGGCCCGTCAGGTGGTCCTTGGCAGCAAGATCAAGAACGTTACGTGGCAGGACTGCCCGGAGGACATTCAGCGGGTAGAGATCGGGAACTATCGGGCGCTCCTCATCCACGGGGACGAGATCGGTAGGAACGGGTACGCCTCCCCGACGACTATCGTGAATCATGTGAACCGCTGGCGGTCAGGGTCCTATCCTTGGCACTTCAGGGACACGTATATTGGGCACTATCACACTCACTATCAAATGTCGCTAGCAGATGGGGCGGGGGCTGTTTATGGGACTGGCTCGACGGAATCGGACAACCGCTATGCCTCGGTCGGACTCGCCTCCAGCGGAGTCCCCTCGCAACGTCTCCATTTTGTCGACCCGGAAGAAGGCCGGGTCACAGCCCAATACCAAGTCTGGTTGGACAAGTGACATGCCCAATATTGACCCGACCGTAGCCGTAGACGCCATCAACCTTGTTGAGGGTGACCGTAACGACTCGTATGGCCCCCCGGAGGAGAACCTTCAGCGGATCGCGGACATGTGGTCGGGGTATCTCGGGCATCCGGTGACGAAGGAAGACGTGTCGCTGATGATGGTGCTGGTCAAGATCAGCCGATCCAAGGCCGGGTACTCTAGAGACACAGCGGTAGACGGCATCGCCTATTTCCTCATCCACGACAGTATGGCTAAATATGACACCCGCTGAACTTCTCATGCAGAAAGCGCCGACAGCGACCAAGGTTCTGGAGGTAGGCACCCGACGCTGGGGGCTGCAATCCACACACCACAAGGCGCTGTTCCCGAACGCAACCACCTACATCATGTCTGACTTTATGGAAGGCGAAGACGTAGATGTGGTCAGCGACGTACACAACCTGAAAGAGTTCGACACGGGCACGTTCGATGCGTTCTACGGGGCGAGCCTATTTGAGCATGTGCAGTACCCGTGGGTCGCTGCTCAAGCCATTCTGAGGATCCTCAAGCCGGGGGGCTGGTGCTACATCGCCACCCACCAAACCTTCCCCGTACACGGGTACCCCAGCGACTACACGCGATGGACAGACAACGGCCTAAGGTCAGTGTTTGAGTGGGCTGGATTCCGGGTAGATGCAGCGGCTATGGATACCCCGTGCAAGATCCTCAAGCCTGAGTCGGTTGCTGTTTGGGACGAGAACGCACCGGCCTATATTGGTGTCAGCATTGTCGGCGTTAAGGAGTAGTGATGGCCTCATCTGGGAAGAACCTGACCGCTCGTGTCGCCTATGGGGACCTGTATGTGACGCTGACCGCTGAGGGTGCGTCGTGGAATCCTGACGTAGCGGATGACATGATCAAGCGGGTGAGTGAGTTGTGGCGTGAGGCTCTGTCAGCGATGCAGGAGACTGGGGCTTGGGAGCCTGTCGGCGCGGAAGAGGACGAGTAAACAGCGTTTCCCATTCCGCTCGTCGGGCTTCAATATGCCAGTCACGCGCTACCACAGTGTAGTTGCGTGCCGCTTCTTGCTTGCGGATCTTGTATTGGATTAGTTCTTCCATGTGCTGAACCCAGATATCGGGTGTGTCCGCTATCCGTCCGACTCCTTGCTCGTGGAGATGCCGGTATTCGGGTAGGTCGGAGGTGACAAAAGGTATCCCAGATGCAGCGTATTCAAGACCTTTGATATTTGACTTGGCGTGATTGAAGGGGATGTCGTTGAGGGGGACGATGCCGATGTCGAATCGGAGTCCAGCGGCGTAGTCGTGGATGGGAACAATGGGGGATGTTGTAACGCGATGCGCTGGTATTCCCGTGATGTCCGCAAACGACGGGGAATCAGGGTCGTGGCCTGCGTGGTGGAACGTGAGGTCATGTCGCTCCAGTAGGTCGGGGAGCCAGTCTCGTAGTTGTTCTAGGTCGTTGTTGCGGTAGGACGTTGCCCCGGCCCAGCCGATGACGGGCCGCTGTGTGTTGTGCTTGCGGCGTTCGAACTGGGGCAGGTTGACGGCGTTGCGGATCATGTGTACGTCGGGGTGCCATTTGTACGTGTCGTACAGGAATGGGGTGGAGACGGTGAGGGTGTCGGCTGCTTCGATTACTTGCTGGTAGTAGTAGCGGTTTGCTTTCTTGTTGCGCTCTGGGTCGGTCAACTCGTATGCCTTGTTGGCGGGTGTGAGGGCTTCGTGGTAGTCGTCAATATCCACGATGATTCTCTGGCCTAGTGATTGGGCGATGCGGATTTGTTCGGGGGTCCAGCGGAACATGATGAGTTTGAGGACAACAGTGTCGAAGCCGAAGATGCCGGTGGTTTCGGTTTCTTTTACCCCGAATCCTTGCTTTGGGTCCCATGCTGGCATTCCCATGCGGGCTTTCTGTCCGCTGACGCTCATGGGGAGGAGGCAGCGGTAGTAGGCGCATCCTGCTGGGGTGAGGTAGGGGAAGACGCCGTTGAAGTCGTAGGTGAGGAATGCGATGGTCACTCTTCGGCTCCTACGCCTCCGCGCTTTAGTGCCTCGCGTAGGCAGGTAAGGGCGTTGGCCTGCTCCCACAGGGTATCCTGCCCGTCCTCGTCAAACCAAGGCGCGTAGGTGAAGGTGACGTGAATCCGGATGCTGTGGTCGTCAGCGAAGGCACTGCTGCCCACGTCAACACTGTTGACGCTGAGGCGTGTCGGGTCGAGTGGGTCAGGTGACTTCATGGTTATCTCCTTGTTTTTAGTGGTGGGGGGAGCGGAACAGGAGGGAAACGCTCCCCCCACCATCTCGACCTACCGGCCCAGACGGGGGCTGGGGAGAGATCCGGCAGGGAGTCTTATCGGGCCCGTTGCTTACGAATGTCGAGTCTAGCGTAGCCCTGCTTGTCGAATGCTTCTACTCGACTGGGCTGGACTTCCACCCACCTTACCTGCCACTTGCCGGTGGACCCGTTGATTCCGTGGAGGCGGGATGAGGCTTCGTCCTTCATCTGCTTCGCTGTCTTCTCCATGTCGCGTGCATCCGTATACATGTCGATAGCGGAGACGAGTTCGCTGTCGGTGATGAGTTCTGCCCCGTCGTGGATGTCGAGTGCGCCACGGCAGGCGGTGAAGTGGCCACAGATGCGTTCGCACACAGCGGCGGGGATGTCACGTGAGGCGTCCTCGTTGTTGCGCACGGCGTAGATAACATCTGTTACCCATGCGTCGATCTGGTCGGTGAGCATGGGGTCGAGTTCTTCCACGATGACGAGCGGGGTTGCTTCTTTGCCGCTGCGGTCGAAGTAGATGTTGCCGACGTACACGGTTTCGTTGCTGTTGAGCAGCCCGTTCTGGATCGCTCCGAGTGCGTAGAGGTGCCGCTGGAACTTGTGGTTCTGGCTGGTGCCTTCACGCTTGACCCATTGGAACCCGTCCACGGTCTTGATGTCGAGGATGGTGTTCTCTTGGGGG